AATTTAAAACGATTTAATGTCCTGGTATGTCATCGGAGATTTGGCAAAACTGTCTTAACCATAAACGAACTGATTAAGAAATGCCTCCAATGTACCCTTCCTAGACCTCGTTATTATTATATTGCCCCTACTTATAGTATGGCAAAAAGAATAGCGTGGGATTATCTTAAACACTACACAAGCGTACTACCGAACATGGATTTTCATGAAACAGAGCTTAGAGCAGAACTTCCTAATGGGGGTAGAATACAACTACTAGGCTGTGAGCGACCTCAAACCCTAAAGGGTTTATATATAGATGGGGTAGTTCTTGATGAGGTGGCCCAAATGCCACCGAAGATGTGGACAGAAGTAATTAGACCTGCTTTATCCGATAGAGAAGGTTTTATGATAGCGATTGGTACTCCACAAGGACACAATGCGTTCTTTGATTTATACCAACATGGCGTACATGATGAGAAGTGGCTAACAAGATTATTTAAAGCTAGTGAAACTAAAGTTGTCAAAGAAGAAGAATTAGCAGAAGCAAAAAAAATGATGCCTCCTGAAATATATGAGGCAGAGTATGAATGTTCTTTTGAAAGTAATGCTATCGGCAGTATTTACGCTTTAGGTTTAAATAAAGCTGATGATGAAGATAGAATAACAAAAGTACCTTATGATCCAACTGTAAAAGTTGATACCTTTTGGGATCTAGGTATGAAAGATAAAACTGCTATTTGGTTTGTTCAACAAAAAGGAACAGCCATACATTTAATAGATTACTTTGAAGATAGTGGTGAGTCACTAGAATATTATGCCAACATATTAGATGATAGAGGCTATGTCTATAATACACACTACTTACCTCATGATGCTAATGTACGAGAAATTGGTACAGGAAAATCAAGAGTAGAAATAGCACAATCTTTAGGGTTGGTGACAAGCATCGTTCCTAAAATGAGTGTAGAAGATGGCATTAATGCTGTTCGTATGACGCTTAGTAGATGTTATTTTGACTTTGATAAGACAAAAGAGGGCCTAGATGCTCTTAGACAGTACCGATGGGCAGTAGATGATAGAGGTGTAACGAAAAATAGACCAGATCATAACTGGACTTCGCATAGTGCAGATGCTTTTAGGTATCTCTGCACAGGTTTACAAGAAACAAAAAACTGGAATACAGAAATTAAATACCCAAAATTAGGATTAGTATAGATGAAATTAACAAAACAACGATTACTCTCTTTAATCTCACAGGAGATTACAAACTCAGTAGGGTTTTATGGAAGTAGTCTAACCGAACAACGCAGAAATGCTCTTAAATATTATTTAGGAGAGCCTCTTGGTAATGAAGTAGAAGGTCAAAGCCAAGTGAGGTCGCAAGATATGTTAGAAGTAGTGGAAGCAATACTACCAAGTATGATGCGTATATTTACGCAAGGAGAAAGTATTGTTCGTTTTTCCCCTAATGGGCCTGAAGATGTGGAATACGCTGAACAATCTGGTGATTATATTAATCATATTTTTAATGTTGATAATAATGGCTATTCTATACTGCATACTTTGTTTAAAGATGCTCTTATTTCTAAAAATGGCTTTGTTAAATACTATTGGAAAACATCTAAAGAGCAAAAAAAAGAATCTTACGAAAATTTAACGGAACCAGAATACCAATCACTATTAGCTGATGCAGAAGTAGAAATTATTGAAGTAGAAGATGGTAATAAAGAAGTTGATGTTGATAATATGGATTACAACACAATGACATATAATGTTAAAGTTAAAAGAGTAAAAGATTATGGAAGGGTGGTTATAGAAAATGTACCACCAGAAAGTATTTTAGTAACTTCTACAGCAACAAGTTTAGACGATTGCAATTTTATTGGTCAGAGAGTTTTTAAAACAAGATCTGAACTAATTAACATGGGTTTTGATAAAAAAATTATCAATGAACTTCCTCCTGCTGACGAATTTATTTACAATAACGAGGCAGAAACCAGAAAGAACTATGATGATTCTGAAATGTCACAAGAATATCAAAACATAGATCCTGCATTAACAGTAGTACAAGTTGTAGATTGTTATATGAAATGTGATTACGATAATGATGGGATTGCAGAACTTCGTCATGTAGTGGTGGGTGGTAGTGGTGCTAACGCATATCATATTTTAGAAAACGAAGAAATAGAGCAAATACCTTTTGCAATGGTAACACCAGTTCCGATGCCACATAAATTTTATGGTCTTTCCATGTATGATTTAATTGGTGATGTTCAAGAAATAAAAACTACACTTCTAAGACAAATATTAACTAATGCTTATATGCAAAATAATTCTCGTACAGTTGTTGTAGATGGTCAAGCAAACATAGATGATCTATTAACATCAAGAGCAGGTGGAATAGTGAGAGTTAAATCGCCTGGAGCAGTTACTCCTATGGCTACACCAAACTTTATGCAAGAAGGTCTTGCGATGATAGATAAAATTGATTCTATTAAAGAGCAACGATCTGGCGTCACAAAAGTACAAATGGGTTTAGATGCAGACCAAATAAATAAATCACATCAAACAGCAACAACTACAAATGTGATGATGAACGCTTCTACACAGCGTATAGAATTAATTGCTAGAAATTTTTCTGAAGGTGTAAAAAGAATGTTTCAAGGTTTACTTACTTTAGTTTGTAAACACCAAGATCAAGGTCGTATAATACAACTTAGAGGTAAGTTCGTTAATATGAATCCTAGAGAATGGGTTGATAGGTACAATGCAACAGTACAAGTAGGACTTGGTAGTGGTTCACAAGATCAACGATTAGAAGTTCTAACAAGAGTATTAGGTGTGCAAGAAAAACTTATTAGCACAGGTGGTATGGGTATTGTAGATCCACAAAAGATTTACAACACATTAGAAAAGTATTTGGAAAACGCAGGTTACAAAGACGCAAGTCAATTTTTTAATAACCCTGCTAACACTCCACCCCAACCTCCTAAACCTCAACAGCCTGATCCTGCTTTAATGTTAGCACAGCAAGAATTACAACGATTACAACAAAAAGATCAAGCTGAATTACAACTTAAAGCAAGAAAACAACAATCAGATGAAGTGTATAAAACAGAAAAAATGAATTTAGATCAACAAAAATTAGCTACTGATATTATTAGACAAGAACAAGGTAGAGAATTAGAAAAAGAAAAATTAGCAACTAAAATTATAGATACAGCTATGGTTGATGAGGAATTAAATGGCCAGTAATTTTGTACCTTTCTTTCAAGGAACTGATGCAACTAAATTAATTAATAATTATTTAGGTGAAAACATTACAGCAGATACACCTATGACACCTGCTGACATGAACGCAAACAATGTTTTTCGTAATCCTTATTCCCCTGAAGGTTTCTACGCTAATGATACAGATAAATACCCTGTAGATAGTTACACACCTCCTGTAACTGATGATGAAGGCATACCTAATTGTCCTGAAGGTTATATTTATGATGAAGTATTAAAGGCTTGTCGTTTTGTTGGCTTTTCTGAACCTGCACAAGAAGATAGTGATAGAGAAGAAACAGATACAAGAACCTTTAGTGAGAAAGAATATGATAAAATGAGAAGATCATCAGACAATCCTTTTGGAGCAAATATACAATTAGATAAATATTCTGTTGGATTTGATGCTGATGGTAATGAAATTTTTGAATTTAAAGAAAAACCCCCTATAGGTTTGATTGGTATATTTGATGCTATATTTGGTGGAAATGCAAGACGAGAAAAAAAATATAATGATGCGATGGCAACTATATTAGGACAAACACAATCTGATTTTTATAAAAATGCAAATCCTTTTGCTTTTGGTTATCAAAATGGAAATCAATTTACTAAATTTAGCGATCAAAATTATTTAAACAGAGTTCAAGATGAAATTGTTAGAGGTAGTAATCAAGGTGCTACAATGGGTGAATTACTTGGAAGTGTAGGTCAAGGAACTGCTCCAATTAATCAAGGTGGACAAGGTACTCAAACATCTGATGATAGTAATTACATGGTGCAAAATGATGGAAAAAGAGATGAGTCAGCTTATGGATCTGCAATAGCAAAAAATATAGCTAGAAATTTATCCAATATGGATTCTACAACTGGACAGAAAAAATCAACTGCAAGTACAGGAAGTGGTTTTTCTAAATCTCTTGGTGGATTCTATAAAGGTAGATAGTGGAAAAAGAACAAGAACGATCAATTAAAGCTAAACGAATATTAGAAGATCCAATGTTTGTTGAAGCAATACAAAAAATTCGTCAGGATTTAGAATTACAATGGCTAAACTCTGACCTAAAAGATTCAGAACAACGAGAACATATCTTCCTCATGAGAAGAATGACAGAAGTTGTTGTGATGCAGTTGCAATCTGTTTTAGAAACAGGAAAATTAGCAACAAAAAAATAATAGGAGATACATATGGCAGAACAACCAGAAATGGAATCTGCAACAGATAATCCTTCACAGGAAACTGTTGTACCAACGCCCAAGCCTCTAAACACACAAGGAGAGGTAGCTGACGCCCTGAAAAACTTACTTAATACAGACGCCTCTAAGAATCAGGAAACAGCAAGTGAAGAAACAACAAAGGAAGTAAGTGAATCGGAAACGAACAACATTGACACCTTTGAAGATGATGAACTTATAGATCAAGTTGAAGAAGATAACACTTTAAATAGTAATCAGGAACTTTATAAAATTAAGGTCGGAGATCAAGAATTAGAAGTCAGCCTAGATGAACTTAAAGATGGGTATTTTCGTCAGCAAGATTATACTCGTAAAACCAATGAACTTTCTAATAATAGAAAATCAGTTGATGAACTTAAAAATTCATTAACAAGGAATAACGAGGAGGCAAAAATCAAGAGAGATCAATACGAGAAACAACTTCAAGTATTATCGCAACAATTAAAAGCTAGTGAACAAAATGTAGATCTAGATAGACTCTATGAAGAAGATCCTGCTGAATATGTTAGGGCAAAAGCCGAACAAGATCGTAGGAAAGAATTTTTAGAAGTTACTAGACGAGAGCAAGAAAAAATTAGATCTGAAAAACAAAAAGAGCATGAAAGAAATTATAATGCTTATTTGGAAAGAGAAAGAAAACTTCTTGCTGAAAAACTACCTATTTACAGCGACAAAGAAAAAGGGCCTGAGTTCGTAAAGAACCTTACCAATTTCGCAAAAGATATTGGATATACAGACCAAGAAATCTCAATGTTAGTAGATCATAGAGCAGTTCTTATGTTAGCTAATGCCTATCGTTATAATAGGTTAAAAACAGCTAACGCAAAAAATAAGAAAGTTACTAGAACTCCAAAAGTTGTAAGTTCATCTAGTCCTAAAGTTGTTGAGGAAACAAGTGATGTTAAAAAACGTATTAACTCTAAAAAAGCAGTTCTGAGAAAAAGTGGAAAAGTCCAAGACGCAGTAAGCATTTTCAAAGAAATGTATTCTTAACAATTAACTAATAGGAGATAAGTATATGGCACAGCCAACAAATACTTTTGATACTTATGATGGCGTTAATTCTATAAGAGAAGATTTAGCTGATGTAATCTATAATATTTCACCAACTGAAACTCCTTTTATGAGCAACGCATCAAAAGGTACAGCATCAAACACACTTCATGAATGGCAAACAGATTCATTAGCTTCAGTAGGCGTAAATGCCCAAGTTGAAGGTGATGACTATGCAGGTGAATCAAGAAGTGCAACTACAAGACTAACTAACTATACGCAAATTTCATCTAAATCAGTAACTATTTCTGGTACTGATGATGCTGTTGATAATGCAGGTATGGGTACTCAAATGGCTTATCAATTAGCCAAAATGGGTAAAGAGATCAAGCGTGATATGGAAAACGCTATGGTTGGTATTGAACAGGCAAAAGTTGCAGGTAACTCATCTACAGCTAGAAAATCTGCTTCAGTAGGTACATGGTATGGCCCTGCTTCACCAACTAATAACTATTCTAAAAATGGATCACCTTCGGCTGTTCCTGTAGGTACTGGTGCTACTGCAATAGCAGGTGGTACAAACAGAACTTACACCGAAGATTTATTAAAAGCAGGTCTTTTAGTAGCATTTAATAATGGTGGAGAGCCTGATACTGTTTTAATGTCAGCATCACACAAACAACTAGCTTCAGCTTTTAATGGTGTAGCAACTAAGTACAAAGATGCGTCAGACAAAGTATCAATCGGAACGACTGATATTTATGTTTCTGATTTTGGCGAAGTGGCTTTTGTACCTGATAGATTCCAAAATGCTAACAGAGTAGATATTTTGCAAATGGATATGTGGAGTGTAGACTTCCTTAGACCTTTCCAAACTTCTGATTTAGCAAAAACAGGTGATAGTGATAAAAAATTACTATTAGCTGAATGGACTTTAACAGCAAAGTCACCAAACGCTAACTACGGAATATTTAACTTAACTGCATAATTATTTGTAGTCTAAGAATTAGGAGGGGAATTATCCCCTCCTTTTTAATTTTAACAGGAGAATAAAATGGGTGTTTTTACAAATAAAAAACATAGTTCAAGTTTGTATAAAAGGGTTGCTGATTCTATTACTTGTTATCCAATGATAACATCAGGTAGTGGTAAAAAACAATCTAAACAAACTTCAGGTGGAGATAGAAAATACGATCCAATGCTTAAAATAAGTGGCAATCAAGGATTATCTGTCAAAGGAACAATAGATCAAATGATTATGAAAGCAATAAAATAAATGGCCAAGAAATTTTCTTTAAATGAACCTGGCGATCAATCATCAGTTAAAACTAATTTAATTGTAGATGAAGCAGAAAATAAAATTCATATAGAAAATTATCAAGCACAAGCAGACATAAAAGAAATACTACAAGCTAATAAAGTTGCACAAAATGAAGGTGCTTATAAATCTAAAGTTTTAAAAGAAGCTAAAGGTTATAGAGTAGCTAGATTACCAAACATTGTTGTTCATCAATTAGCAAAGAAAAAAATAATTTCATTAACAGGAAAAGTTTTAGATAAGCCTAAATTTTTTAGATGGCTTAATGATCCTGATAACAGACACTTTAGGATTTACACAGGGAATTTATAATGGCTCTTACAACTTACGCATTGTTAAAAACAACAATAGCAAATTATCTTAACAGGACAGATCTTACATCATACTTGGGTGATTTTATTACGCTTACAGAAAGCAGAATGAATAGAGAATTGCGTGTAAGAGAAATGGTCAATACAGATACTACCACAACAACAGTTGCAGGTACACAATCCTATTCTTTGCCTAGTGGTTTTTTAGAAGCAAGTGCAGTTATTTATCAAAGTGATCCTTATAGAACATTACGCTTTATGGCTAATGGTGATTTTTACAGACAATACAATGTTACACAAACATCAGGACTACCAACTTTTTTTACCATTGTAGGTGAAAAGATTTTATTAGGTGTTGCTCCTGATTCAGCAAAAACATTACAAATAGATTTTTATAAAACATTAACACCTTTATCAGAATCAAATACAACAAATACAATATTAACTAATTACCCTGAGTTATATCTTTATGGTGCATTAGCAGAATCTTCTCCTTTCTTAATGCAAGATGAACGATTAAACACATGGGCAAGTTTATATAAAGAAGCCTTAAAAAACGCAAACTTATCTTCACAAAAAGGATCAATAACATCTTCTCCAATGCAGATGTCAGCAACAGGAATAGTATAAATGATTAAGTTCGGACAATTACAATCTGATCTTCCTGCTTATCAAAATTCAGGTGCTTTAAAAGTAGATAATGTTATACCTCTCAAAGAAGGGTACAAATCATTACCAGGATTTCAGGCTCTTAGTAGCACAGGTTTAACAGGTAGTGCAGTAGGTTTATTTTCTTCTTTTCAAGCAAGTGGTGTAACTAACTATGGAGGTGATGCAACAAAATTGTATCAAATGAATAGTTCACAAGTTTTTATAGATAAATCTAAAGCAGGTGGGTACAATAATAGTACAACATCTAATGCTAGAGATTTTTGGAACTTTACACAGTTTGGCACAAATATTATTGCTACTAACCATGCAGATAATATTCAAAAATTTGATCAAGGTACAGACTCAGCATTTTCAGATCTAGTTTCTTTAAAAGCAAAATACATTACAGTAATAAATAACTTTGTTGTTTCTGGTTATACTACAGAGTCAGGTACAGAATACAACCAACGAGTAAAGTGGTCAGGACTAAATGACAGTTCAACATGGACTCCAAGCCAAGCTACACAATCTGGTTTTCAAGATATAGTTGGTGAACATGGAAATCTTGTCGGCATAGTAGGTGGAGAAAATTCAGGAATAATATTTTTTGAAAAAGCAATTTATCGTATGTCATATGTTGGAACGCCATTAATTTTTAGGTTTGATAAAATTTCAGACAATATAGGGGCATTTTGTGACAAGAGCATAGTATCTTTTGGTAGTATGATTTTCTTCTTGGCCCAAGATGGATTTTATATGTTATCTGGTGGTCAAAAACTTGTACCAATAGGTAATGGTAAAGTTGATAATTTTTTTTATGACGATCTATCTTCTAATTTAGATGGTATATGTAGTGCAATAGATCCTAACAATAGTATTGTTGTTTGGTCTTACAGAGGATCAGATGCAACATCTACTACTACCATAAATAATAAATTAATTATTTATAATTATAGTGTAGATAAATGGTCAACAGGATCAGGATTAGATTTACAATTTATTTCTACAGCTTCACAAGAAGCCTTTACTACAGTAGAAAGTTTAGATGTATTAGGTAACTTAGATAATTTACCTAAATCATTAGACTCTTATTTTTATGGAGAAGGGATTGTTGGTTTAGCAGGATTTAATTCAGAAAATAAATTTGGAAAGTTTATTGCTACTTCCCTGTCAGCTACAGTTGATACTACAGAGTTTGAAGGAGCAGAGGGTAGAAGATCATCTATCATTAATGTTAGACCGATTGTAGATAGTGAAGAAGATAGTGCTACTGTTACAGTAACACCTATTACAAGAGCATCACAATTAGATAACATTTCTGTAGGAACAGCAGTTGCAACACAAGATAGTGGAGATTGTCCAATACGATCTAACTCACGATACCACCGAATACGAGTATCAGTAACAGGCAACTTTAAAACAATGAGTGGCGTAGATATAGAGGCAAGACCTGAAGGCAAAAGATAATGGCTGAAAATCAGTTTCCTGTCGTACCTATATCAATACCAGATCATGGTTTACATTTACAATTAGTATCTAATGCTTTGAACAATACTATTAATGGTAAATTAAATAGTACAGGCTCAGTAACATTACGAGCAAGTCAAACAACAACAACACTTACAGATGAAAGAATTGGTGGTAACTCAGTAATTTTGTTTATGCCAACTACTGCAAATGCTAACTCTACAAAATCAAGTTTGTATGTATCTGCAAGAGCAGACAAAACAGCAACATTAACTCATGCAAGTTCTGGTAATACAGATCAAACATTTGGGTATGTGGTTGTAGGGTGAT